TGAACCTACTAAAACAATGCTCATATATTGTCCTTTACATAATTACATAGCGTGAGCCAGACGGCACGGTAACCGTAACTCCACTCGCTACGGTGATCGGTCCTACGCTAAAACCATTTTTATTTGTGGTTATGGTGTAGTTTGCATTGATTGACTGGGTGTTTTCATAGATTGCACCACCAGCTTCAGCACCGCCACCACCGCCACCACCCGCTAAAACCCAATAAGTACCGTCATACACTACCGTATAAATACCGCCAAGCCTAAATTCAGCACCCGATAACGCTGATCCATCTTCATTTTTGACCGCAGTAGCAGCTAAAATGGTAACGGAATTGACTTGGACCAATAAAGTGGTAGCGCCCGTGTTAGCGTTGGCTGCTTCAAAGCTAATTTCGCAACCCGTAGCAATTGTAGTAGTCGTAATACCCGCTGGAAAGTTACAAACAATAGCGTTGGCTGTGCCAGTATCAGGGCTAAAATTGCTGTAATTGTTTAAATCGTTAAGTTCGTTTGTAATTGTTGTGAAATTGCTATCCAACTGCGACAACGGTAAGGTGGTTGTAGCATTTTGGAATACATTTGGAACTGCGGATACTGGTTTTGTCACTAGAACCTCACTCTTAGTTCATGCTCAAACTCAAAGCCATTGATTACAAACCCTGGGTTAGTAGATGTTACTGTAATTCCTAAGTATTTACCATACTGTTGAGCATCAGTTTTATATAAAGAATACCCCGTTGTACCCCAGCCAATATTTGTACCTGAGTTATTGTTCCAAGGAATAATTTGCAAGTTATTGTTTTGCCAATTAATTACAGAAGTCAAGGTATAAGGCGTGCTAGAACGGTTTTCATTGTCCACCGTAGCCAACATCGTAATAGTGCCGTTGGCGGGCGCAGTCGCTTCAATACCAATTTTAAGGGCTTGCTTAGTCCGAATTGGATCGGTCATTGGCATTAAGGCAGTTCTTACACGGCTTGTAATTGAGCTGGTGTTATCGGCATACAAACGATATAGGTTATTGCCTGAAGTGCCATACACCAAAATCTGCCCTTCCTCTGGCACAGAAGTGATGTATTTAATGTTGTTACCTTGGCTAGATATAAACCATTTCTTTTCAAAGAAAACAGCTTGGATAAACCGATAGCTATTGGTAAATACTGCATCAAAATATCTGAAATTAAAGACTGCGCAAAGGATGTTGTTTAACAAAACCTGACCAGCGTAAACGGGGTTTGCAAAGTCAATATTAGGGAAAACCCCATCTAGGGGATCAGATAATTTAGAAGTGGTTGATCCGACTAGGGCGTACACCCCATAGTCATTCATAAATAAAACAGATCGGAAGTACGGGAATATAGCGTTTTTAAGCTCCGAACCCACCGATGCGCTCACATTGGTATTGGTAAACAAGGTAAGTCCAGCATTGGTTACCCGTACATCCGAAAACACATTAATGGAGTTATCACCAAAAATGTACAAAAAGTTGTTAGCGCTAAGTAACTGGACAATGTTGCCATGCAGCGTAGAATCCGTTAGGGTAACCGATCCCGCAGAAACGCTCGTAAAGTCGCTATACGACCCCGCAGCGCTGTAATAGACTGTGCGACCAGCCGCAATCCAAACACGCCCTGAGAAGCTCGCTATGCCCACATTCGGCTCAGAATTGACAATGGCTTGCAAGACAGCGCCATTACCACCGCCACCAGACACCGTGGCTGTCACATTGGCAGCATTGGTGTAACCCGATCCTTGGTTGGTCATAATGACCTGAGTGACGACATTACCTAGGACAATCGGTACAGCCGTAGCTCCCGCACCGCCACCGCCTGAAATAGTCACAATCGTATTGGCTGCGTTGATGTAGCCCGATCCTTCGTTAATAACCACCAAAGAGAGCGTGCCTGTTTGAAAGTTAAATAATTGGGCTACGGCATTAGCACCCGTACCACCTCCGCCACCGCTAAAAGTGACCGTTAAATTAGCAGCATTAGTGTAGCCAGTACCCGCATTTACAACTGCTACTGAAGTTACTACATTAGCTGTAGAGATAGTAGCTGTTGCATTAGCCTGTTCTCCACCCGTTTGGTCTGGAGCGCTAATCGTAACGGTTGGCGCTTCGGTATAGCCTGTACCTTGATTAACAATTCCTATCAATCCAACAGAACCGATAGTTACAACATTATTAGAATCCCACGAAAAGTACCCTTTAGTCGGATCAAGGATGAGCATACGCTCGTTATTCCATTGGGTAGTATTAATGCCTGTAGCGCTAAAAGTGCCAGAGGATGCCACATTGCCAAAGGTATCGGTATTAATGTTGTAATACTGAGCCGAACCATTGTCCATAAAAGCAACAACATAATCATTCAAGCCAATATTGACATTGGTTAAATGGGTAACCGTATTAGAAAAAACTACGGCATTACCACTAGAATCAGTAACAATCTCGCTGTTGGGAATAATTTTAATATTGGCGTACCCAATCGGTTGAGCATTTTCAATCCAATTAAATTCGTTTTCGTCAATCGCTGTGCGATTAGCTTTGGTGTTTAGCCCTCTAAACTGTTTAACAACGGCATAGGACTTTTTCTGTTCCGCTGCTGCCATGGTTAATAAGGTGAGCTATAAGGGGTTGGAATTCTACGGGTAAATACTGAGGTAAGAACCGCAGAGGTTTGTTTCATGTATTCCTGTTTATAAATCTCTGCTTCACCATAACTTTGTTCATAGTATTTAGCGAGATACGCAGCATAGAATTTGACTGAACTAGTGTATGGGTCTTTAATGGAATCGGTAATACCAGGAGTAGCTAATACTAAAGGACTTGGCAAAATAACCGTATCAATCTCTAGCTGGTAGGCTTGGTCGGGTATTGGTCCAATATAAATATTGCTTTGTCCATAGTTACTAAAAGCCAATGGTCTGCCAAGATAATTCTGCCAAAAACGCAAGCGTACATTAAAGTCTGACCAAGCTAAGTAATCTAACGGTACACGGGTGTTACCCCAATATAAGTTGATATTAACAATATCAAGGGTTTGGTCGCCCGATGGCATTGCTGCGTAGTAAATGTTTTCGCAATTGCCTACATAAGTCAAACCAGCCGTACCGTTTAAAAATTGGGTAGAGGGTGGGTAATTGGTAATATTGTTTTGTTGACTTTGTGGGTATGGCGGAGGAATTGTATCCGTTGTTCCAGCAAGAGTAACCTGATAAATAAAAATATTACTAAAAATAAAATCATTTAAAGCTACTGGTGTACTAGCTGTCCACGCCACGGGATTGGTAGGAACTGCTCCATTTAAAGCAGACGAGCTTGGTACTTTACAAGGAGTTTGTACAATTTGAATAGTGCGCAAACAGCCCGTATCACGAACAGCTCTTTCTCTAGAGCTATTAATGTAATCCGTTAATTGTGAATCGGTATAAAAGTTTCCGTTTGCATCATGGAGTAATCGTCTGACTTCCGTAATGTAAGTCGATAGAGTTGCCATTTAAACTCCATAAGTCATGCTGCCACCGAGAGGACTTTTCCCCCCGCCCTCTTTTGGGAAGGTAGGGGTACTCTTTCCACCAACGGGGATAACGATTGGTTCTTTTTAGGCGCTTGAGTAGATAAATCCCATTTTGCTAAACGATCCAAACCTTCTTGAAAATCATTAGCGGTTTTTATCCAACCCAATCTAGCCAAGTGGGTGGTCTTATCTTCTTTACCGTAACCAAAAATATGACGGGCAGCTTCCTCTGAAATCTCTACAGTTGCACCCTTTTTAAAGTCATAAAATACTCCACCGAAGCCATCTCTTAGGTCTTGGTCGGAGTTATTGGTTACATAAATCATTAGAAGCTCACCACTTGTCCAAACACACAAATATCTACGGTGTTGGCATTACCAGAAGCGGTATTGACATTTACATATAGAGCTTGAGTTGATGCGCCAGAAACAACGGTGTTCGCTGGATATGCAATAGTTAAATCTTGGTATTTGCCAGCAGCGCTTACTGCCGTTAAGGTTACATTGGCAACAACCACATTGGCTGC